AACGTCTGGCTGGCAATTGTCTTGATATCGACCGTATGGGGAATGTAGAACAGGTTGTAAAACGCTCGATTTGCCGTCGGCGTGCCGCCTGCCGCGCACGCGATGGCGTTCAGGGGCATCGAATAGATGCGTGCGGTCGATCCCGTCGATGCATCGATGCCGTCCGCCGGAAGCCGGGGGCAGTGAAAAGATTTGTCTACCCAGACGTTTCCGATGGTGTCGCCATATTGCAGCACTAACCCAGCAGTTCCGCCATCCGGTACGCGCGACCAGCGGAACACGACGCTTCCCGCGGAATCCTCAGCGTAGATATTGCCGTCATCAGTATTGATAGCCAGTTCACCTGCTGACAGTTCCCCCGTTGACGGGGCAACCCCTGAAACGTCTGACCGCTTGTGTCGGATGATGTCAGCCATTAGGACCCCCCATACACGCCACCATCAATGGTCTGCACGAATGACCCGCCAGTAGGGCATTCCCCGTCCCAGGGGTTAGATCGGCTGAAAACCAGAACCTGACCCCCAGTGCTGTGTTTCATGTAGAACGTGATGACCAGCGTGCCAGTCGGTATCGGGAGCATGCTGAATCCCAGCCCATTCGCGCGGGTCGCATTGATGCCGCCAGCCGTTGACGCAGTGTTCTCGAATTCCGCAAGGTTGTATGCCGTTTCCGCATTGAATGTGCTGCCCGTCGGTGATGTCGCCCCGGCCAACTGATCCTGCGGCAGGACGGACTGGACCGTATACACCCACCGATTTGATGCCCCACCGATGGGGCTGCTCGAACTCACCTTCGTGAGCAGTCCGGTCAGGCGCGAATCATCCTGCTCGTTCACCAATTTGTTCAACCGCACCGAATTGGCGTAGACGAATCGCCCAGCCTCAACCATCCGGTTGAGGCTGGTGGAGTCGATGCCGTTGAAACCGTATAGGAAGGGTTCGGAGAACATTACCAGGTGGGTGCTGGGGTGATGAACAGGGCCTCGATGCCAGGGGGCAGCACGTTCATCGTGCCATCGAATGCGACCTTGCCAACGTATGGCTGACGCCAGATGACCTTTGAGGTACCGCGCTGCGCGATCGGGGTAGATGGCGATGCACCGACGTTGAATGACGTATCTAGCTGCGGTTCTCCAGTCTGCAGCCTGATCATCACCTGTTCCAGGTGGTACCAGGGGTCAAAGATGAACGTATGCACGAATGCCGATACCTGCTCAGTGATCTGGCGCTGCTCGGCACCAGCGAACAAGAACTTTCCAGAATCACCGACGCCTAGCCAGTCCCCATCGTTTCGCTTGCCGACGTTGTCAATGAACTGACTCATCGGCAACCCAGCGGTGTATCCGATGTCATCAGCCGGACGATGCACCGGGAATTCCACGGTGTAGATGGTCTGAGGAATGTTCAGGGTGAACGGGTTGCCGCTAATGTTGTAAATAGTGCCATTGATAAATGGCGTCGTGTTCCACGGGTCAACGTCACCGAACGTCGGGAAACTGAGCGGCGACATCCACGCCTGCACGGACCGCAGGCGCGTCTGCTGGGTGATTTTCGTGCCGCGGTACGCCTGCCCAGCGATCAGCGGAGCCTTGCTGGTCTGTCTGACGATGTAGGTATTCGCTCTGTCCGCGTGCGGGGTAACCGTCAGATCGGAAACGATGAACTGCGCCTTCAGGGCGTCACTAGACCCCAGCGCAATACGCTGCCCGACCTTTTCGATTTTGTTCCAGGGCGCAGCACTGGCCGAACGCACCGACAGGTAGACGTTCCAGCTGCTTTCGGTGGTGCCGTTGTAAGCTGAATCATCGTTATAAACGAAAAACGTCCGGGTGAACGTGCTGGTGTCCATCTCTCGCGAGATGACTAGCGACTGATCCTTACCCTGCTCGATCACTTGCCAGGCCATTACGGGTTCCTCGTTTTCTGCTCGATGCTCTTCAGGACCATCAGCATCTGCTGGTTCAATTGATACAGCTGATCGGTCTGCCCCGTACCCAGCGCCAGTGCCGTATCGAATTCCAGCCGGGCCAGCTTCGCCTGGTCTTTGTCTGAGTAGATGCCCTGCCCGATGTCCTGGAACGCAACGTCAAATGCGTTCCCGATGATGGCTGGCGTCTGCTTGATCAGTTCCCAGATGCTGCCGAACGCCTTTTCGGCGTCGCCCGTGGGCTGCGCCTGCAGCCCCTTCGCGATGTCCACTTCCGTTTTCCGCTGCTCGGAACGTGCCAGGAATTCATCGAGCCCCAGCGCGGTCATCTGCTGCCCGACGTCTAGCCGCCTGCCAACGTCATAGGCTTTCGCCCCCTGCAGTGCCTGGCTGAACGGCATCATCAGATCCTTAGCCATCTCCCGGGCCTCAGACCGGGCTTCCACGATGGATGTCAGCATGCCGATGGCTGGGAGCGCCATTGCCGACGTCATCAGGCCGCGGATGGTGCCAAACTGAGCAGCCATCGTGTTCAGGCTGCGATTGACCTGCCCACGGACAGAACCCAGACCGCTGGGATCTGCCTCTACACCGACGCGGACGATTGCAGTTTTAGCCATTGATTACCTTCTGCAGGTCAGTTTCCCAGTCCCCGGGCTTTACTGTCCAGGGCGCAATCTTTCCGGGGTCGCCCTTGACCATCGATAGGACCAGAATGGTCAGCAGCCGCTCGATGCGTTCGGCTGATGACCAGACCAGGGGTTTCGCATCACCCCCTGAATGATGGCAGCCCCCAGGTGCATGTCGATCATGCTGGGGGTGACTGGCTGCCCGTCCAGGCGCGCACAATGGCGCAGGATCCAGTCCTGCTTTTCGTACTCGCCCAGGGCGTCCAGTTCGCGGTACTCAGCGACGGTGATGGATCGAACCTCCACCAGCAGTGGATATTCCTCGATCCCTTCAGTGAGTTTTCGCCAGATCATGAGGTCGGCCTGGTCACGGTGATGGTGCTGGTGTACTGCCAGGTCACTTCAGCCACCATAATGGCGTCGTTTTCCCAGGACGGGTTGAACCCAGTGATTACTGCTGTTCCTGAGTAGACCAATCCGGTCACTGGACTATTAATTACGATCGCGATGGTAGATCCGCTCGGGCTTGCCTCGCTGAACTGCTGCGCGAGTGTCAAACCAGTCGCTTGCGATGAAAAGATGGTCGCGCTGCCCGTAATCGTGGGACGCCCAGCGATGGCCGTAGTAACCAGCGAATTCAGCTGGGTGCTGTCCAGTGCATTTTTCGATGATGTAATTCGACAGGACTGCGTTTGCACTGCGTTTCCTGAGAAAGTAACTGATGTCCCGCTGCTGATTGCTGCTGCCATAGTCAGCCTCCTGTAGCCCAGACGGTGTAACCCTGTTGGATGGCTCGGGGTCCGTCATCATCCCCCGAACCGTCCTCGATGCGTTCTACGTCCTCATTCGTCAAATAGCCGCACTTCACGCTGGTGCCGCTTGACGTATATGCAGTGTTCGTGTCCAGCGCTGCGCGCACGGCATCGGCCACGCTGCGGGCGCTGCTCATTGTGTCAGCGATCGTGGTAACCGTGATGGCAAACGAATGCAGGGCTTCCGAACCAGAAAACGATCGGACTGGTTCCCGCGAATCGACGCTGTAAACCAGCGCTGGCAGGGTGGTCCCTTCCCGTCGCCATTCGGGGCTGATTCGGTTCCCGACAGCAGCCACCTGGGCGTCCAGACGTGCGAATAGCGCCTGCTCGATGGTCATCCCTTTACCCGGATCCCTTTCTTCCGGCATTCGATGGCGAACGTTTCCTCGATGGCATCCGCGAACTCGCGCTCGAAACGCGATCGGGGGAACTTCGCAGCCATTTTTTCCTGCGTCTTCCAGTACAGCTTGTTTAGAGGTCCGGCCAGCCTAGCGCGGTACGCACGGTTCACCTTGACCCCAGTGGTGGCGACGATCAGACCAGCGCGCACGTCGGCGCTGTGGATGATGGCTCGGGCGATGTCCTTACGGACCTTATCCGTGGGCCGCTTCGGGCGCTCGGCCAGCCACAACTGCTTATAAAGGGCTGCCGCTGGTTTCATCACCTTGCGTCCTAGCCGCTTCGCCAGGTTCCTGCCGACGTTCAGGGGCAGGTGACGCAGGACATAGTCCATACGCTTGACCTGCTCGATGAATCGCGGGTCTGAATCGGCGTTCGCCAGCAGTCCGAATTCGGTAGCCACGGCCATCTTGCCGACCTGCCGATCGAAGTAGGCAGCCAGGTTTCGCTGGTGTACGGGGTTCATTGGATAATTTCCCGCGCCTCAATGTTTAGCTCGATCCGACGCAGGCCGACATCGTTGACTCCCATTACCTCCAGCACTCGATCCGACTTCCCCGTTTCCTGCAGCAGCAGTCTGGACTTCGTGGTCACCGAATCCAGCCAGGGCAGGGCGATCCGGTAGGTAATTTCGCCACGGGCGACGTCAACGGTTTCGAGCTGTGAAGGGTCGGCAGCCTCGATATGGCCCAGCACGGTCGCTGCCGTAGTCCAGGTCTTCGTTGACTGCCCGTAGGAATCGACGCTGGTGGCGTAGTTCTGCACGGCAAACTGGTGCCGGAACATACCACGCGGCGTCATACCACGGGCCTTTCATGCATCAGGGCGACCAGCATCTGTGACGCCTTGCCCTCGATGGCGCTCGTGCTGTCACCGCGGTCAGCGTAGAGCCGTGTCGCCAGTTCAAGCACTGGCAAAACTGATTCCGTTGACTCGCCAGTAGACCAGCCGATAGATACGGGGCGCGCAGCACCTTCAGGAATGATCAGAACCTGCCGTTCACCTTCGTAATGAATTTCCGGCACTTCAAGGGTGGCGCTGCCATCCTCGGTGTAGAACGGACTTAGTGGCGTAACAGGCTGCGGGTAGGGATAGAAAGGCACGTCGCCCTCTTCGCTCAACTTCGCAGTGCGATTAGCGATCTGAGCTGAAACGCCAGTAGCGCGCTCCCACGCTTCGATAGCAGCAGGCAGCAGAATCGACGTGATGTACGAATCATCAGCGCTGTGATAGATCCGCGCATGCGCCTTGAAATTGGCTAGGCTGATGGCTGCTGGCATTGTGTCACCTAAAACAGGGCTGGGGGTTTGACCCCCCAGCCCTGCGGAATGGATTCAGATCAGGCCGATCCGGCGATGATCACGCCGCCAGCCTTGTTGTCCAGAATGTGACCGTCTGAACGGAACACGCTTTCAAAGCGAACTTCTCCGTTCAGGGAGCGGATGTACGGATTGACACGGAACGCAGCCTGCTGACGGTCAACGATGCGATAGCCGCGACGAAGATCGCCGAAGAAAACCATCACACGTTCTACCGATCCAGAGAACACAGGCGCAAACTCGGAGATGTACACAGGGCGTCCCATCAGCTGCCCGACCGATCCGTCCTGAATCATCATGCCGTTCATGCCGTCATACAGGTATGAGCCTGCGGTGCTTGCCTTCGTCTTCAGCAGGTCACCCCAGGTCCCAGCTGCCATGATCCACACAGCCGACGTCAGGTAACCAGGTGCCAACGTGCTGTACAGCGTGATGCACTCGTCAAACGACGGCCTGGTGCCTGGACCATTGGTGTAAACGCGGTTGGTTGAGTTCCAGGCGGTTTCGATGAAGATGCCGTCCTCTTCGGTGGATCCACCGACACCAGTCGCGTACTTACCCTCGCGGTACCTGCCGTGCGCACGAGCATGATCTGCGACCACTTCAGCAGCGACATCGACCACGGAATCGTTCAGGAGCTCTTCCGTAACGTCCGTGTACGCCGTCGCCTTGTGGGCAACGAATGACGTCTTCGTGGTAGTGAAATTGGATTCGGTGTACGCGGCGCTTTCC